GCTTGGCTAGAGCGTATCCTGCGTCACCAGTGTAGAACTGACGTAGAGAAGCTAGAGCCTGTGCTTCAGTGATGTCCTCAATTAGACGAGAGTATTCAAAGTGCTTGTTGATTGAAATTTGAATTTCGCTCTCAGTAGCATTCTGAATAGTTACAGCGGTGTTTTCTGCTTTAGCAGACGCAGAACCACGAGTAGGCTTAGGGACGTGAATAGTGTCACCTTTCTTGCCTGTCATGCTCATTTTCTTGACTAGGTTAGCCAATATTAGGTTAGATTGATAAGCCGCAATTACTTCGTCACTCCAAATCTCTGGAATAAAAGTAGCCGCGCTAGTGTTGTCTACTGCTCCGCCCATGGCGGGATAAGTTGATGTAGCCATAATACAAGTCCTTAAATAAAATTAATTAGTGTCGGACTCTCCCTTCTTGATAAGCTAGCATAATCTCATCGGATAATGACATGTATCGTTCAGGATCGTCCTTCATAAGTTTAATAATGTCTGAACGCCTGTAAACTTTCTTTGCCGACTGCTCTCCGCTTCCTCTAACATTGCCTGTGGATGCGGCCTTAATAGTGTCTTTGCGTTGTTGTTTTTCATTAGCGGCAGTTTGACCTACGACTTGCTGACGTTCCTTCCAGTTACTGAAAAGTTCATCTGCGGCCTCATAATCATACTGCTGATCTGCCTGTGCAAAAAGCTGTGTGCGAATCTTTGATCCTTTGATCCAATCTACGAATTTACTGTCCTTCAAAATATCCTGCATATCAGGGTGTCTAGTTTGAAGTTCATTCATTGCCGCAGTTTGTTTATACTGAGCAGATACTTGTTCTGCTTCCTTAATCTTAGGATGATTGCTAATAGCTCTTTCGACTGCCTTGTCAGGATCAGAGAAAAAGTCTACTTCGTCTTCAGAAGTTTGTTGCGGTGCTTCTGTGTTAGAGAGTTGTGTCTGTATATAGTCATCAACAACTTTACGTAATTCACCTACTTCAGAACTTTGTTTACCTAAGAGTTTTTCAGCTTCTTGGTGCATACGCACTATATCCGCTGTGCTCTTACCTTTGTATTTATCAGGAAGTTCCTGTTCTTCAAGTTCTTGTGTAGGTTGTTCATCTACAAGAGGTTGCTCTACTGGAGGCTCTTGTTTAGTTATGTCCGTTACGTCTTCAATTTTAGTTGTATCGTCTAAAGGTTGACGCTCATCTATTAGTGTTGCCATTATTAAACTCCGTGAGTAATCTCATTATGGAGGTGTATTATATGTAAGGGTTCGGTTAGGAGTTAGCCTTACGCTCTTTTTGAATCTTCCTTTCGCGGTCTCTCGCCCACTTCATGGTAGCACCTGCAAAGTCACCTGAAATAGGGTCTAAAAGACTGCGAACGGGAGATATGATTCGACTAGCCATTAACGAACAGTGAGGACATTCTATTTCAGTAGTTTTAGAATCTATAAACTTTTCAGTAGTATGTCCGTTGTCGCATCGGAAGTCAATTATTATAGCCAACTTAGATTACTCTTCAATAATTTCATCTTCGTTTTCTAGTTCTTCTTGCTCTTCCTCAGCCTGTTGCTTGGCTGTTTCTATTTGCGTCTCAAGATTCAATAGGTTAGCTATCATTGAAAGTTGTCCTTTTCTAAAAGAAAGGTCTTTCACATCCTTACAAGCTTCTATTGAATTGACCTGCATTGCATTTTGGGAAAGATCAGACATTAAGTTTTTCCAACCGTCTGTTCTAAACATTTCCTCAAAAGCTCTATAGAATTTTTCGAGTTCTTTATCTTCCATTACTGTTTCTCCTAAAGGACAGTTTATTAATTTAAAATAAAATATACTAAGTACATAGTATACTATATATTATAGCACATATAAAAGCAAATGTCAAGAACTATTTTCTATGTCTTGCTGTTTTTTTAGCTATTTTTTTAGGTTGTTTACTAAACTGTTTACCTTTAGCAGTGTCTGCTTTTTTCTTTCTTGATGTAGCGGCATATTCCTTAGTGGATAAAGCTTGTCTTGCTTTTTTAGGTAAATATCTTTCACCTGTAGCTTTGGAACCTTGGGTACTAGGTTTACCTGACTTAGTACCCCATTCTTCCTTTGTCCACTTTTTTAAACTTTTTTGTGACTTTTTAAGAGCCATTAGTTTCTATAACCTCCGCCGTTAGCTTTATATTCCTTTGCTAGCATCTGAGCTTTTCTTGCAGACCATTGTCCTGCCTTACCGCCTTTAGTTCCTGCTTTAATTTTATTAAACAAGTTTTTACGCATAGTAGGCTTAGTATAGTTACCTGCTTTATTAACTGTAGATTTTTTAACAGCCATGTTACTTTCTCTTCTTAGGAGTTTTCTTTTTATTCTGCATTTTTAAAGCGGCTATAGCTTCCTTAGCTCTTTTGTCGGACATAGGAGCACTAATTGCTTTTCTAGGTGCAGTTGCTTTTTTCTTCTTTTTTGCAGGCGGTCTTCCAACTTTACTACCGTATGTACCTTTACCGTATGGCATGATTATCTCCTGTTATGTTTTATATAGTATACAATGTATACTGTAGTGTACATTAAAATGTACATTCGCTACCATTTAGATTTATTTGCCCAGAATGCCGCAGACATTTTGCCTTTAGCAATATTTTTAGCATGACGAGCCTTAAAAGATTTACGTCTTGCTTTTTCCGATGCAGTCTTAGGGTTCTTACCTGCACCTGAAACACCTTGCTGTCCATAGCGAATAGTTTTTACTTTGTCTCCTTCCTTAGCTACAACTACGTGACTTTTAGTAGGGTGATTAGGGGTACGCTTTGGTTTGTTGTATCCACTAACACCAACTCTAGCTAGTCTTGGATCTTTAGCCATTAATTAGTCCTCTCTTTAATTGCTACTTCCCTCTCTTTTAGTAATTGCTCAGAAACTTTAAGTCTGCGTTCAAACTCACGGTCATCATTACTACCTTCCCGTATGTTTGTTGTTACTGCTTTGATTCTGTCAATTTCTAATTCCTGAGGAATAGCCTGTGCTTCCGTAGAAAGCTTTTGCGCCCTTGCTTGTGATTCAACGGCTTGTCCTTCCAACGCCGCTGTCTGAGAAGCTTGGAACGCTAACTGAGCTTGTTGAGCCGCTTGTTGTGCTTGTTGTGCTTCAGGATCAGGCTGATTAGCTTCCTGCAATGCCGCTATGAGTTCCTCACGATTACCTACGTTCATGTTATCAATAATAGACATGATAAGCTGTGGATACATTGGTGTATCAGGAGACATAGTTTGTAACAACTGTACAAGCTGTGTTACTTCGTATTCACGGGCAATAATACCTAGTGAACTGGAAGTGTGGAACTTGTAGTCAGCAACAGGGTACATTTCAGGATTAAACTGCATGTATCTGTGTGCGGCTTTAGTTACAAAAGGTATTAGGAAGGATTCTTGGAAATTAATTAAAGTACGCTTATGGCGCTTAATAATAGCACCTAAGCTCATTGAAATACCTGCGGCAGTAGAGTCACCGTTAATTGAACCTGCTATACCTGCGGAATCAATAGCACCTGTAGCTGTTTGTACCATTCTTTGTAAGGCATCAGCTTGTGCAAAACTAATTTGACTTACATTACCAAAGTTAAACGGTTGTATAACTTCATTAGGAGCACCGTTAGTTAAAATAACTTTACCTGCACGTACCTCAGGTCTAGCACCTCTAGGCATCCTTGTAGCGTCCATAGCTAACATAGGGTGTATAGTAAGAGCAAGAGCATCTATTCTAGCTCGTATTTCAGCGTCTAACGCCTTTTGAGAGTTATACCCTTTCTCACATACTCCTCTACCCCAGAAACGGCTAGGAACGACATCCCAAGGGAATGCTATAATAGGTCTATCACCCATCATGTAAGGATTAGCTTCCGCTTTTAACAAAGTCCCATCATTAGCAATGACAACAATAGCTTCCACATAATAACTTTTGTTTTCCCCTTCCTCATCACTAACTAATGTAGCTATTTCCTCAGCTTCAGACTCCTTTTGAGCCATTTTCAGTAGATGTCTAGGTACAAAACCATAGTATTTAGTTAAACGTACTTTGTCCTCATCATGAGCTATTAGGTCTTGATCAGGCTCTATGTCAAAATCAGGAGCCGCCATAGTAACTTCTACATTTCTATAGATACCTTGTTCCTGTAATTGCTCAACTAAGTGTAAGGACACAAACTCATCCACTGCACAACCTAAGGCTTCCTCTACGGAAGTTGCTAAAGGATCTATTAGGAAGTTTTGTGGCATTACTGGACGTAGTTTAACGCAAGTCTTTTCCGTTATGTTGACACCAACTGCTGTTAGCTCCCCACCCATAACAGGTTGAGTAGCAGGAGCCATTTCTTTTTCTTCCTCAAGGACAATTTCAGCTATACCTGTACCAAAAACAGCGGAATTAAGCAAACACTCCGCTACACCTTTACGTATTCTATTCTTTTTAAAGTCTTTGTATAAAGTTTCACGTAAAAGCGCTATATCTTGCTTTTCTCTATCGTTTACATCGTCCTCAATGTCAAACCAACGGCCTCGACCAAAGGTTGCCTCCTCTAATTCAGCAACTGAGGACTCTACTGCTTGCTGTAGGGCAGGACTTATAATTTTAGAGCGTTCTGAGTCCCTAGTTCTGTCTGCGGAAGACCACTGTCCTCTCCACAAACGGTAATATTCATCAAATTTACGTGAATAGTTAGTATCAAAGTGGTCACGCCATCCTTGACATTTGTTAATTATCCAACCTTCAAGTGTTTGTTCCAGTACAAATTGATCTCTTTCTTCATTTAGCATATTAATACCCTGCGTATGCGTCTAATAGTTGATATTCTTCTTCCTCAAAGTCCGATGTGTATGCTATATTGGCTAATTGGTCTATGTAAGCTAAGGAATCAATTAAATCATCGTGAACTAATTGGTTAGGGAACTGAAATAACTCATCAAGGAACTGTGTGTTCCATTCTCCTTTGTTTAAGGAGATTGTACCATGTTCAAACCTACCTTGCAAAGCCCAAACAATTCTGTCGGTTTTCTTTTTATTACCGTGGGTAAGCTCATCCACTCTAAAAAACCGTTGATTTTTTTTCATGTAGTCACTTAGGTACGGAAGTACAGCATTCTTTAATGCTCCTTTCTCTATACCTACGGCTACGGGTTGGTAGTCTCTGACTGCTTGGAAGATTCTTCTGGCAGTCTCTTGGACACCCCAACGCCCATGTACAATATTAGCAACCCACCAACCTTCTTCGTTTGCTTTAACAATAGAGATAGCCGTTTGGTCAAGTCTTTTTGTCTTCGTTGTAACTTTAGCGACATCCGCAAAACCCGCCAAGTCAACCGCAATGTAAAACTGACCTTGCTCAGGTTCTTCCTCAGAAAATCTAATATATTCTTCTTTGAATAGTTCACTACCTTGAGCCTCAAAGGATGCCATAAACTCCTGACGGAAGGAAAAAGCAGACATGGACTTCTTAGCCGCTTCAATTTCCTCAGGGTCTAACAATGGGTTATCATAACTTGTAAAGTGATAACCTACAAAGGTAGGGTCATCCGATACACAAGCATATGTATATAAATCATAAAAGTGATTCCTACCCATTGGCGTACCAATAAATAATGCATCACCCTTTTGGTCAGCCAAGGCAGGTCTTAATATCTGCTCCCATACCTCAGGCTTCATGTCAGCGTACTCATCCATAACTAAGAATCTAAGACTGACACCACGCATGGTTTCCGGTCTATCAGCACCCTTAAGGGCTATGGTTGCACCGTTGACTAATTTTATTTGTAAGTTGTTTACATGACTAGTTGCTATAACAGGATGGCCTATTTCCAACAACACTTGCCACATAATGTCCCTAGCCTGTCCTTGGGTAGGAGCAACGTAAAACACATGTCCACGTTCAGCCTGTAAAGCTCTAATGATTAGCATCCAAGCGGCTAATCTACTTTTACCTGTACGTCTACCTGCGGCTATTACTTTAAATCTTGTATTATCATTGAAGACTTTTTGTTGCCACGGTAGTAGCGAAACATTAAGCTCAGTCAATTAATAAGTCCACATCACCGGCTCAAGACCATCATCGTATAAATCACGGGTGTCAACATGCACAAAAGTAGTAGCAACTCCAATTCCTGTGAACCCCAGCGAAATGGCTTGTTCCACAATTTTAAATCTTTGTATACCGTCTGCAACTTTAATATCTGCCGCGTGGCCTTGTGAATGTTGTCCTGCAATTTTTTTCTTAGCCTCTATGGGATGTGACGGGGAGCGATACCCGCTAGTGATTACAAACGGGAATCCGCAAGCTTCCCGTAGTTCATCTAATCGTTCAATGAACTCATCTTTAATTCTATTCTCACCTGTGTACTGACAGGCAAACTCATCTCTGGAAAAATATTTAGCCA